TTTTTTGGTCGTCGTCGGTTGAAAATGCGCCACCTGTTTGAGTGACGATTGTATCACCGGTTGCGGTAATCGTGCCGGTAAACGTAGGTGATGCGGTTGGTGCTGCGCCGAGGTTGGTCAAGGCTCCAGCTGCGGTGGTCGAACCAGTACCACCACCAGTAACGGCAAGTGGCAGTCCACCCATCTTGTTGATGTCCGTAGTTGTAAAGCAATACCAGACACCTCCGGTGTAAACAAAAGTGTAAGCAGCGTTGAGGGGGATGGTGTAGGGCGTAGATGCACCGTACAAAGTTCCGGATACCGAGATGGAGTTTGTTCCACCGAGAATGTTCACCGTGTAAGCAGACAAGTTCTTAATCTGGTAGATAGCACCGTTCTGAGGGTTGGCTGGAAGCGTAATCGTTTGACCCGATGTGCCCGAAATGCCGAAGATAGTGAACTCGCCAACACCTGCCGTTGCTGTTGCAGAACGAACCACTAGAGAGTTAGGGATTTCGTTAGTCCACGTTCCTGGAGTTCCACCAGTTATGCAGAACCAGATAGTTCCAGTCTGGTCAATGATTGCGTCACCTGCGGAGAACGTTCCTGTTGTAGGCGCTCCTGATGCGGTAGTTCCTACCAGTCGAGTATTGCCAGCAGTTGCTCCGGTGATTCCAGTTATCTGAATGTCTGGTACTGAAACTTGACCTGTGAACGTTGCTCCCGACAGGGATGCAAGTTGGTTGAGCAAGTTGGCGTCAATGGTCTGGGCGATTTGGTAGCCAGCCGTGATGCTCTGAGCCGTCGTGCCGTACTGCGCACGAGTGATTGTGAAGGTGTCAGTAGCGACTGCCGTGACTCGGACGATTTCGGCGTTGGTCGAAAGTGGCTGAACTCCAGCAGGCCAGATGGTTGCGTCAAACGGTGCAGCAGGGAACAGCGCACCTTGGCCCGAAGCAACGACCAGTGATGTGCCGGACGTGGCTGGGGAAGGTGGTGTCGCTACCGTGCTGTAAGCGAAGTTCTTAAGAGCGTCCATGACTGCCTTTCTTTAGAGGCAGTTGATTACGACAGGCTGAACGTTATCGCACCGATTGCGAAGGCTACGGTTGAACCTGCTGAGATTGCTCCCGACAGTCCTGAAGTACTTCCACCACCAAGGTAGGTTCCACCACTTGAAGCGGAGAAAACACCGAAGTAAGGAACGCCGGAACCTTCGGCTGGCATGTTCGTAAAGTTCTGAGCGTCCGTTGAAGTAGTAGTACCTGACGAAGCCGAACCGAACACAAGAGCCTGACGCGCGTACGAACCACCGGATACTTCACCTGAAGCGCCGGTCGTGCCTGGGTCAGTCGTGAAAAGCGCGAGGTAGTAAGTAGTAGTAGGAACGAACATAGCGTTCAGCGCGGTGTTCTCCTGAGCGGTAGGAATACGAGACATTTAGTTTCCTTCGGGTAGGTCTTGCTTAGACTGTACCACTGGATTCTCCAATCGGTCAATCCGTGCGAGTATCTCCGCGAAGATACGGTTCGTTTCAACCTCTAAAAGTTGCTCCGGGTGGTGTTCTTCGAACTCGTCCTGAACGGTAAGAACCAGTTCCTTCAGTTCGTCAAACTGTTCGTGTTCCAGCGACAGGATTTTGCGGATTACTTTCGCGTCTGCTTTTGTCTGTTGAAACATGGCGATTCCGACGACGGACTCAATGACGAGAGCCATCCATGACGCTCCGTAGTTCCACCAAGTCAAGACTCCCGCGCTGTCGGTTCCCCAGCAGAAGAACGTTATTGCTGAGATTGTCATGATGAACGGCCAGCGACGGATTACGTTCTGTATCTTCCAACTGACGTGTTCACCGAAACCGATTGGCTCGTTAGTTATTGGGTGGCGATACTTTCTCGATTGCTTCGTGGTATCCGAGGTGTCGGTCGAGTTCTCTGATGGTTGTGTCAAGTTTCTTCTCTATTCGGTCAACCGCATCTCTCAAAGAGCCTCCCCCATTCGGTACTGTCTGGGCTTTGATTTCGTTCAATCTGTCAGAAATGGAGTTCTTTAATATGTTGTGGATTACTCGCCACACTGCGAACGCTCCGGCTGCTACCGTAACGACCGCCTCTCCGAAGTACCAATACTGAGAGTTGATTAACGAAGCGAACATGAACTATGCAGGAATCGGGTAAGCGGTTCCTACCGTCGCTGTGTTGAAGCGAAGGTAAGTCTGCGGTTCGCGTCCGTCATGTGGGTAGTTGTGAGGATTAACACACTCAGGAGCGTTCACCCATACGTAGGAAGGGTCGCCCTGCTCGCCGTGAGAAACAGTCAGGATGTTGCCGTTAACGATTTCCACAACGAGTGCCGTGTGCCATCCGGTTCCTGGGCCGTACACAACGACGTCGCCAGGCTTCACGTCCACCAGTGAGATGTGCTGACCGTGTGAAAGTAACGTTCCGGTGTATCCCTCATGGTCGTAGTTCTGTCCGTTGGGGTCGGCAGCGCCAGCGAGCCAATACCAAAGGGTTACGGCAGCAGAACAGTCGGCAAAGACTGGGAACTTAATCGGGAACGTACCGATGGCTTCCATTCGTGCTGGGCCTTCTGTGTAGTTGAAGTGCGCTTTGTTGGCTACTCCCCAGTTAGCCCAGGCAACAATGTTCTGGCGTGAATCGTTCATACGTTAAATGATACAACAAAGTAGGAGATTTAGAAAACGCCAAGAACGGAGAACGTGAAGTAGGCGTATTTCGGGTTAGTCGTCACCGAGTTGTTGTTCTGGATGTACGGAGCGATTGTGTAACTACCTTTTGTTGGCAGCGTGATTGTGAAAGTAACCGCGAAATTGCTGTACGCTCCGGATACCGTACTCGCTATACACGCAGGAATGGCAGAACCTCCAGTAATACCGGAGTAGGGAACAATGCCAACTGCTACTTCAATCAGTGAAGTCGCACTTGCTGCTGCCTCTTGTCCTCCGGTTACGGTGACTTGGTACTGCGTGTAACCAGAAACGGTTATCTCAATCTCACCACTCGTCGTGTTGATTTGAGACAACGTCGTTGTAATTGTCTGAGGCCCTGCGCTACCGGATGTTTGGTTCCAGGAATATCCGTTGCCAGATGGCAAAGAGATTGGGCCGTTGTACCAACCGAGTGCAGTTGAATATTGAATCACGTCTCCAACGGCCGGAGAGTTAGATATGTCAGTACTCACACCGTTAATCGCTGACAACAGTGTTGTAGAGAACGTTCCAGTAATGTCGCCTGATAGAACTCCGTTGTCAGGTTCCCAAGTAGTTCCGTTCCAGCGAAGGTAGGAGTTAGAACTTGGCGGAACGTATGATGCTGAAGTAACCCATGAAGAAGTTGAAGCGTTCCACCAGGCAATCTGTCCGTTGTAAGAAGCGGTAGGAAGGCCACCTGAGCCAGAAGACGTAGTCCACTTGGAAGCATTAGTTCCGTCACCGACTGAGGTGAGCGTTTGATTCGCTGTAGTTGTGTTTGGAATATTAGGCATTACGACCTCACTGGGTAAGGGTCAAGAATGAACGTAGTGTGCCAAGTTCCCGGTTCCGCTTGGAACGTGTGAGCAACACTTTCAACCGCCATACTAGCGTTGATAATTCCCGCGCCAGTTGCTCCAGGTGGATTGCGCTTGAACGTAACTACGTCACCGAAGTTGGTTCCTAGCATCGCAGGAACGGAGTAACCGATAGTTCCACCTACAACTGTTTCCGCTTGCAGTTCCACCGAGTTCACGCGAGGAAGCGGAGTCCTGAACAGATAGCCAAGGTAGGAAGCAGCAGAAAGAGCGGAGTTCAAACTTGAGTTTACGCAAGCGGTCTTTACTAAAGTTGAGTAACCATATTTCGGCTCGTTCGCGGTGTTCTCATATATCTGACTGGTACCGGCTTGTGGGTCTACGCGTACGCTCGTCCAAAGGTCAGCGTCGTCACGGACCACTTCGGTTGAAGGCCCATAGTAGGGAATATTGGTTCCGTTGTCCGTCCAGACGTAGTTACCGCTCGGAGTTGAGTATGTCGTCGCCCAGGTTCCTGTATTGGTTGTTGAGTTCCACGTCCACGTTCCGTAGTAAGTGCGCGTGTTGAACTGGAAAGAACCGTCGGGACATTGATAGAAGTGGCCTACTTCCGTATCGCTAATCTGAAGAATGAGGTCAAGAGCGGTTGAGGTGTATACCGGAGTGTTCCAATAGTACGGTTCGGTGTAGGCGGAAGTTGCAGTTCCTGGACTCCACGCGCTTCGCGAACCGTAGGTTGTGGATACGTAGTAGTTAGGAACGCTGACTGCTCCGCTAGAGATTGAACCGAACCCTGCGATAGTTAGAACTTGAGCAATCATGTCGGCAGTTGAGAGGCCTGACTTCTGTAAAAGTGAACCGGCTACATAACGGTTGATTACGTCAGTCTGGTTAGCACTGTTGTTCAACGTTACGGCTTCATCAACGTAAGCAGCCAACGTGTACTCGCCAGGAGCAGGGCTACCGATTGAACCTCCACTGAATACGCTCGCTGTTACCACTCCGGTGTGAAGAGTTCCGAACACACCGTCGCAGTAGTAGTACATGGTCGTTCCTACAAGGATTAAACCAACGTGGTGCCAGAACCCATCAGCAACTACAAACGGAGTTGAAGGAGTTACGTACGTCGTGCTTCCGCCCAACGGTTGATACGCCGGAATGAGTTGGCCTTGAGAGTTAACGGTCAGGTAGAAGTTGTAGTCAGTGGAACCGACTACGGCAGATATCTCCGTTATCTGACTGTTCTGCATACTCTGGCCAAGAATCCAGAAGTCAAAGCCGTTCGTTGATTGAGGAATTACAACGGAACCTGTTGGCGCTGTTCCTCCGTTGGTCAAGTCAATGCAATCGTTGCTGTCGTAAATGAGCGCGCCATTGCCAGGGAAAGAGATAAGTCCGTTCATCCCTGTAGTGACTGTTCCTGAAATTTGTTCAACGATTTGATTAATGATTGCTGTTCCAGAACCGGAGGACGCGCTCACGGTTGAAGGGAAACCGGAAACAGTGAAGTAGGAGGAGAAACCAGCAGAGTTACGAGTACCGACTGAAGCGATTGTTGCGTTCGTGACGTTGAGACTGGTGTATCCAGAACCGGAAGGAATGGTCAATCCAGTAACGCTGACGGTCTGGCCAGCGACGAAATTGTTTACCGCTTGGTAGGTTACGGTTCCTGAGCCAGGATTGCTTGCCCCAGTCACCAATGCCGTTGAAGTGATACCAAGGCGATACCATCCAGCCGTTGAACTTACGTTCGCGTACTGCTGCCAGAACCCAGGAGACTGAAGGTAACGAAGTGACAAGTTCTTTGTCAGGTCGGAGGCCGTAACTTCAAGGTCAACGTTGAGTACGTCGGTAATCCGTTCCGTGATTGTTTCCGTTAAACCATAGAAAACGTTGTACGTCGTTCCTCCCCAAGTTGCCGTAACTTGAATAGGAAGTCGCGTGTCAAGAATAGTTCCGGTCTGAGAGAAGTATCCGGTACGGTTGTCGAACGTCAAGCGAAGCGTTCCTGCCTCAATACGGTCAAGGAAATGTTGTAGGCCCATCTTTGTGTCGAACTCTCGAACGTATTGGCTTACGTCAGTGAAAGTCTGCGCGGAAGGAGGAGATTGAATGTTCGTTGGAGAGAACGCCACTTTCACATTCAGCGTAGGTATTGCTGCGAGTTGGGTCATTGAAGTTTCCTATTCGGGTTCGCTGCCGTAGGGTTAGTAACCTGCGCCCATTGTCCGAACAGGTTCCCTTTAGTACGTGCTTGCTTGGTGAGGATAACAGTTATTGCCTTCGCGAGGTTGTTAAGGAACGCTTGGTTGTTCAGAAGAGCGTTGGCGATTACTGACACGTCTACTTCAATGTCAATCTCGTTTATGTTTCCCGAGTTGAATAGTCCTTGTCCTTCAGCCATTAGTGAACCTTAACGCTTACCTTTCCGCTAGTAGGAGGAACCGATATATCTGCTCTGCCGTTAGGTGTCGTTGTGTATCCTGGCAACTTTCCGTGAATGATTGGAACGTTAGGAATCTTAAGAGGACCTGGACCAATCAATTTGTTTATTGCTCCTGTAAATGTGTTGACGGTTGTCGCAAATACGTCCCAGGTAAATCCCGCTTTGTTTTGCTGCTCTTCGTAATGCATGGAGTTCCAGTCACTTTGAGAAGTATGACTACCCCCGATTCCAAAGATGGCTAGTCCAGCAACAATCGCCGTTGCGATTGCGGAACCAATCAAAGTTGCGGTACCTGCTGCAATCGTTGCACCGAACGCTTCCGCGATAGATACTCCGACACTCGCTAACTTGAACCCAGCCATTCCAGCGAGGATTGCGGCACCTATACCAGAGAACGCTGTCATGAAATCTTTGTTGGAGAATACTTTCGCTGCTCCGCTAAATGCCTTTGAGATTATTGGAAGTAGGAAGTTACCCAACGGAATGAGAGCGTTCTCAAGTGAAGTGCGGAACTGCGCCAACGCTCCAGCAGGAGTCGAGAGCCATGTTTGAAACGCGCTCTTATTAGAACCTGTTGTGTTCATCTGCGTCAGCATCTGTTGCAACTGTGGAAGTTGTTGAATCAAAGATGCGAACGCGCCACCGGCTTGAGAGCCAACGATTTGATTAAGCCACGAAGTAATGCCTTGTGCCTTCTGAGCGGAAGTCGCGTTGTCTTGGAACGCGGTGTTCAAATATTGAAGTACGTTAAGGATTCCACCTGGCTTCTTAATCTCGGAAGCAAGAGTTGTTTGGTTGATACCTAATTGGGCCAACGCTTTACCTGTGGTGGTTAACTTACCTGTGCTTGAAACCATTGGCTTCTCAAGAGAAGCGATACCTGTTTGAAGAACTTGAGTAGCCTTAACTCCAGTACGTCCTTCGTTGGCGAAACCAGCGAGAAGAACCGTACCTTCCTTAACGCTGATTCCGTAAGCCTGAAGAGTGTTAACGAACTTGCCACTCATGGCGTTGTCAATGTCTTGACCTGCTAGACGAGAGTGTTGAATCGCATCCGTGAAGATGTCCATTGTTTGCGAGACGCTCTTCGTTCCAGTGATATGAAGTTTCTGGATGTTCAACGCTGCGGTCAATGTATCCGTGAGGCTCGCTTGCTGTGCCTTCGCGAACATTGCGGAAGCAGCAACGTCGTATTGAACTTGGGATAGCGGAACTCCTGCCTTAATCACCTGCGTGTAAGCAGTGGCAATCTGAGTTGAAGAAGTGGCGGTAGCGGTAGACACCTTGAGAATTTGTGGACTCAACTGGTCAACCTGCTTGGAGGTCAAGTCTGTCTGCGTCCTCATTGAATCAAGTGCTTCGTTGTAGTCGTAAGCAAGTTTTACGGCAGCAGCGCCTACGGCAGCACCAGCGAGGAGGCCGTAGTCAACAATCTTTCCACCGAGGTAAGACAATTTCGCAGAAGTCGAATCACCGACTGTCTGGATTTCTTCCATGCCACCGATTACTTGGTCTTTCTTGGCTTGGAAGTCGCGGATACTCGCGATGATTTCAATGATTACTGGAGGTACGAAGTCCATTAGAAGTCAAGAGCCTTTCGCCATTCGGAGTTGTAAAGTTCAATGAGGTCAGAACGAGACTTCTCGAATCCTGGCTTCAAGTAAGGGAACGCGCGCGTCCTCTGGTGTCCACGTTTACCGTCGTTAATTCCTGGGAAACCGAGTTCAATGCGACGACCGTAGACAACTGTCGGCCCTACTTTGTTTGACCAGGTTCCAGTTGACTTTCGTTCAGGCTCTCCGCGTTCAATAGAGTTGCGAAGATTTCCGGTGCGACGAGTCGGACTTGGGTAGTTATCGTCAGGCGTTCCGCTCGGCTTGAACTCTTTCTTGGCGTAGTTTGCAACGAGCAACGCTCCGCGGTCAACAATCGTTCGGGAGGCTAAGTCAAGGCGAGTGGAAGCAGTTTCCAACGCTTTGATAACGGAGTCCGCACCGTTTACGTGAAGCGAAATGTTATCCACGTTGAATCTCCTTGACTATCCCATCTATTGTAAGCAACCAATCCACTACTTCGCTGGGCTGGTCTAGGTAGTCGTCGTGAGAACCGCCAAACGCTTTCCTGAAATGGTACTCACGTAAGTAAGAGTTCAACTCACCGTCAAGTTCAACGTCGCGCCCTTCAAGGTACGCGCGGAGTTTCTTTAACTTTCGGTAGGCGCTTTTGGGTCTGTCACACCGTCCGGTGAGAATGACTGAACATTGTTGAACTCAATACCGCAGAGATTCGACAACTCTTGGAACGTCTCACTAGGCAAATCAAGTACGGATTCCGCGTTAGGTAGTTCACCCTTCGACCAACTTTTAACCATGTGAAGGATTAACGTCGCCTGATATCCGCGTACGTCGTCCTTGTTCTCTTCCGGAACCATTGACCAGGCACTCCAAGTCTCCGGCTTCATTTCGTCAAAGCCAAGTTCAACCAACTTCGCTGCTGCTGCTCCGGCCGACATGAACGCGTCGCTGATGGCGCGAACAGAACGCTCGCTCAACTCACGACGAGTTGCGATGATGACTGAAGTACCGTCTTGTAAGTTAACCGCTGGCATATCTCCCCTTTAAGGCTTAGTAGGTGGTGCTGATTGCGTTCTGCGTAATCGTTAGAAGAGGACTGTAAGTTGAAGAACTTCCTGAGTCGTTGCTGTTCGCGTTAGCCGTGAACTCAATCTCTACTTCAACGTAGTCCTTTCCGCGAGTGCGCTTAACGTTCTGGAACTGAACTGCTGACATTTGGAAGGTGATGGCGTTAGTAACCGAGGTGTCGTTGGGGTCAGTCAGCGTAATAACCAATGGCAGTGGGTCGCGCGTGAGCGCGCTAGCGCCAGAGCCGGTTGACCAAGGGTCGCTCTGACTGTCTAGGACTGCGGTGAACTTACCGCTCACTTCGAGTGGGCCAGCGAAAACGGTGTGGGGAGCCTGAGTTCCCATCGTGAAGATAGGAGCGGTTTTGCGGTCAATCTTCAGTTCACCAGTTGAGACGTACGTGTAAGCAGTTCCGCCAGTAACGGTGCCACCGGAAGCGGTTCCGCCAACAGTGATGCTGGTGTTCCAAGCAGGAATCAAGTGTTCCGTTGAAAGGCTCAACGTGCCGAAAGGGCTTGGAGCAGTTGTGTACGAAGTGTATGGGTTGCCCATGAACTTAACCGCGATGTCGGCTGCTACTTCTGCACCGAATGAAACGGTAGCGTCAGAGGCCTGTGCGCCAGTAATCGTGAAGTAGTTGGCACCGTCGAAGTCAAGAAGTGAGTATGAAGATGGCTGAGAACCAGTCGCTGAATTGTTGTAAAGACCGATAGAGTGTGAGTAAGCACCTGAGCCGGTCTTGGTGTCCGGGCCACCGAGAAGAGCAACCATGTAGTTCGGGAACGTGTCAGCGAACAGGTACGTCTTGAAGTCGTACTCGTCGTGGCGAACTCCCTGAACCTGGTCGAACACCATAGTTGGAGAACCACGGAAGGCCTCATCACGGATGAACGTCTGAGTAGGAGTTACCTGGGGCGACGTTACTGGAATGAAGACCGCGCCACTTGCTGGAAGAGTACCGCGACTCGTTTCCTTTGCTAGTCCGAAGTAACTATTGGCGGTAAGAAACTGCTGTGACATTTAGTGTTCGCTTTCTTAGTTGCTAGGCGTTGGGTCGGTAGGAGCGGTTGAAGGCTCAGAATCGGCAACTGGGGCCGTATCCTGTGACTTCGTGGTCACTGCTGAAACCCAGCGTCCGTCGCCTGGGTCTGCCGTGAGTTCATAGGTCTGTCCGGGAACAGCGAGAAGGGTCGCGTTGTCGTAAGCGATGTTGGGGTAAACACGACCTACGGTGTCGGTGTAAGTGAACTGTGCCACGTCTGCTCCTACGTATCCAGAATCTCAACGACGGAGACTCGTACTGACGAGAATACTTCACTCTCGGATGCCCCGCCATTTAGTTGACGCGGATAGTAGGAAGTAACGTCAATGTCCGCGCTACCTGGGAACACTCCTTCACCCCATTGGAAGATTACTTCCGGAGCGCCAGCGTTACGTTCAGCGCGTATTGCGTCAATCAACGAGTCCAGGAACGCTTCGTTGTCGGCTCCTGCGTCCTGCGTCTTCTTCTTCATTGAACGGAACAAACAGTCAAGGCTGACGGTGTATTCGACAGCCTTACGTCCGTTGTGAGGGCCACCCATAGCAATACGCTTCTCGGACTCTCGCTCGAAGTAGACGTACAGAATCGCTCCGGCCTGTGTTCCTGGGTCTTCACCTGCGAAGAACTCAGATTCCTTCGTGAACTTTGCCGGGAAAGGAAATACCTGCGACAAGTAAGTGATGTTTGCGTTCTCCAGGTAAGAGACAATCGCTGCTCGTACGGTAGCGCGTGACACTAAGCACGACCCCATACAACCTTGTACAGGTCGAGCAAATCGTAGGCTTGCATCTCGTCCTCAACGGAACTCTCGGCTCGCGGAGTAACTGCGGAAGGCTCGCCAACTTCGTTGATGACCACTCCGCCTTGACCGCGCTGCTTGATGAGAGCCACTACGAAGTGGATTACCGCTTGCTTGACGGTAGGGGGAAGCGCAGATACGTTCACGCCAGAACCGTGCTTGAACCGGAGCGGATTAACCAGGGGGATGGTGGTGGAAGTTCCGTCGTAGGAAGTGTCTACCTGAACGTACTCGTCGTTCATGCCATCCCAGATAGTCAAGTTCATGCCAGGGTAGATACCGAGTGAGTCGTTTACGGTAATCGTTTCGCTACCGGCTGCAGAAGTTGAGTTGGTGAATGAGTTGGCCCAGCCGTTCACGTACGTCCACTCACAGAACATCTCCCAGCCAGGGGCCCAGTTACCACCAGCAATCTGAAGTGGTCCAATCTGCAATCCGACGGACGACGTGTAAGTGACAATGAACTCTTCGCGCTCGATGGAGCATGAGTCGTTGTTGATTACTACTGGGTTCAATCCTTGACCAGGCCCCCAGCCACAAGCGAAGTTGGTTACTTCCAGAATCGGCGTGAAGTAAGGGTTGATGATTAACTGACCGTAACGGTTCGGCTTGTAGCGTCCGTTCTCTGTGTTGCTCGTAGCGTTCAACGTTCCGTACTGGCCCATCGTGTATTCGTCGGCCTTAACGGAAGCGCGTACAATCAGTTCTGAGAGCGCGCGGTCTTGGACTGCTGCGGAACCGTCTTCAATCAAGTTGGTGAAGTCAATCGCTGCTGCCGTAGCGGAGAACTTAACTTCGTCCAACGATACGTAAGGCTCTATTCTGCCACTCTGAAGATTCCATGATGCGGTAGCACCCATTAGTCGTAAACCGTTTCTCTAGCGCGTAACTCTTTTATTCTCTCATCTCTTTCACGCTGAAGCGAACCGAACGTGTTTACTCCCTGTTTCTTCTTGAGGTGAGGGATGTTGTTGACTACGATACCAATCTTGTTAGTCGGCAACGTCGCTGCGAGTATGTCGCTGTCTTCCTGGTCCGTGTAACCGGCCTCCAAGAGCGCGTCCATTGAAGGGAACACTTCCGCGTGACGGTCTTCCTCCAAGTCAATGAACCTGTCTTGCTTTCCGCCCATTGAGTAGATGAGTACGAAGTTCTCCGGTAATTGATAAACCTTCGTCATCAGGACTTCTTTGGTGTAAGCGTAGAACAGAACATCCGGTGTCTTCTCCGCTATGTAGAGCCAAGCGAGGAAGTAATCCGCGCTGAAGAAGTCTCCGGAGTCGTGGATACGTACGTACTTACCGCCTCGGTAACGCTTCGCTTGGAGTTCCTGCACCATCTGGTCGCGCCAACCTTCAAGGTCGTTGAGAACCATCTCTAACTTAGAGAGGTGTGCCTTCCTGACGTTGCTGAAGTTGAACGTTCCTGAGCGCGCGTAACACAATGAAGCGCAGATACCTGCGTTAGGACAGGTCACGAAAGGTGTTTCGTCAGTAAGACGAACGCTGAACGCCGGTAACGTCCACGTAAAGATACCGTCTTTGGCGAGTTCCCTATTCCCGTTCGTTAGTAGGTACTTCATTATCCCCCTCTGGTGTCAGGTTCGTTGAACCGCACTTGCACTTATCTCGATAAAGACCTACGAAGTTGCAGTCATTGCAACGGAATCCGCGAGCATTGCGGAAGTTAGTTCCAGCAACCGCGAAGTCTCCGGATTTCTTCAGAAGCGTTGCTTCCGGGCCGGATACATGGAACGTTCCATCTTTAGAACGATTTACTACTTTGTTACCGACCTCAACTTGGTGAAGTCCGGTGTCACTTCCAACTAATCGCATAGTTCTCCCATTGTATGCGAGCAGAGTGGGTAGTGGTCAGGGGAGGCGAACCACTACCCACTCTCTCGTTTGCTAGCAGTTACCTACTAGCGACTTTGCATCCTTAAAGGATGTTTGTGATTGCGGCCGACCATGCAGGTGCGCGGAACGCGAGCGAACCGTATTGGTACGTCGAGATGTCCCATGACAACTGAATCTGTGGCCATTCCAGAACAATCATGTCCTGAACGTTGACAACCTGAACAGTCTCGCTCACGCCACTGTCCGGGAATGGAAGTGTCTTTGAGTGGACGAGTGCAACACCTTGTGGCATGTAAGGGTGGGCCACAACGTCAACCATCTTGCCGGTTGATTCGTTCTGGATAGCCGTTACAACTGAGCCAACGGTGTAACCGTCTGAACCAGCCGTGTAGTTCAAGCGGTAGCCGGTAGGAGTACCCTGCTGCTGAATCGTCTGAGCAAGTTCCTTACGAACGCCAGCCGAGGTCAGAATCATGTCAGGGTCACCGATTACAGATGAGTACAGGTTGTAGAACACGGTCTGGAAGTCGTTACCAGGGATGCTGGTTGACAACGCACCGTTCAGTGCAACTACTGAACCTGAAACGTTCGGGTTGGTCAAGGTTGAAACGAAACCGTCGTAGCCAAGTGAGTTACCTGAACCGTTGTCTGCCGACGTTGAAGGCAGCGACGATACGAGGGCAAACGTGGTTGGCGAAACACCAGTGGTGAGTACGGTTGTACCCTTCCAGTAGTACGAGCCAGCGGTTACGTAGGTGTTGACAGCAATGGTTCCGGAAGGAATGCCAACAACCGAAGTCAACTTAATACCGTTTCCTGCTGCACCTGAAGCGATGGTACCGACTGAAACAGCCTGTGATTCGCCCTGTGAAGATGAGAAGGTAACGATTACTGGAGCGGAGGTAAGCGAAGGCAGACCAGTTCCAGTAGTTGAAGTGTCGGTAGCAGCAGTAGCCGAGAAGCCACTGATGTTGATGACGCTTGCACGTGCGTTCAGCATGTTGCGCTCTTCACCGAGCATGTGTGCCCAGATGGTTGAGGTGTGCGACAACTGACGGAGGTCGGCGTATCCCTGACCAGCGAACTGTGCAGTCATGTCTACCTGGTCAGAAACACCCTGGTTGACGTGTGACAGAACAATCTTGTCAGCAGCGTACTCAATCTTGCTTGGACGGTTAAGAGTAACTCCACCGAACTGAGCAGTTGTGCCAGTTGGGTTGAAGAACGTACTCATGTTTGGTACGCCACCAGTGTTCGAGTTCGTTACACCGAGGATGCGACGGAACTCGTAAGCCTGACCGATTCCACCGATACGGCTTGTGCTGTTACGAAGAATGAACGAGCGAGGAACAAGAAGTGCCAAAGCAGGTTCAAGGTCGTAAGGTACAAGACCTGTTACGCCAGAGTTGCTGTTGTTAAGTGGGTTGGTAAGTGTCCACTCTGAGCCAGCCTTAGTTACATCGCTCACACGGTCAAGTGCAGTAGTGATGTCACCAATTTGGTCAGCAGACATTCCCTTAGTTACGAGGTCACGGATTTCTCCAATGCGCTCCTCAACAGAGGCGCTCTTAACAAGTGAATTACCATTAAATGATACTGTTCCGGTCTTAGCAGCACGGAGTGAGTTTGACTGGCAAACGCTAAGTGCTGATTTGTAAGCTTCGAAACGGTCAAGACGCTGTTCAGCAGGAAGTCCGCCGAACAACTGGTCTAATGATGGGGCTGTAAATGCCATTAGTTTTATCTCCTAGATAAATTAGTTTTGAAGGATTCTCTTGGCGTCGGCTTCCATTTCGGCAGCCTTGTTCAAGTATCCAGCCTTCATTGATGGGTCAACTACTTCGTGAGCAAGCTTGCGGTACCGACCAGCTTCACTTTGTAGTCTTTCAGCGTCAGCAGATTTACTTGCTTGTGCTTGTGTTGCTCGGAGGACAGGTCCACCGGGTGCAGCCATCTCACGCACTTCATCTAACGCAGCCTTCAGGAGGTTTAGCTCCTCTTTTGCTTCTGCTAGTTCAGCCTTTGTTGTGATGGTTTCCTCAAGACCTAAAGCCTTGACGATTTCGTTTCGCAGTTCAGACTTGATTTCGTCTGTTGCGTTATCTGCCGAAGCAGACTTAAGAAGGTCGGCGCTGACGCCAAGTCCAATGTAAGCCATGTAGTCATCTCCTGATGATTCGGTTGTTGTTGTAAATGGTTCTTCTGTTTCATTTTCATCTGCTTCTCCATCCCACCAGCAAAGGAAATAATCCAAAGCGCATAGGAGTTCTGTTATGTCGCAGATTTCATTTTCCTCACCATTAGCCATCTCGTCGAGTTCTGCGTGAATAAGGTTAATAAGCGATTGACGTACTGCGTTTAAGTCATCTGCATTGTGCATAATTTCTTTTGCAACGTCTGCTTCAACAGCTTTCCAGTTTTCAGGAATTAGGTTCTCTTTACCAAGTGCCTTAGCACGCTCAATGATGTGAGATTTAGTTGCTGCCTTGTCCTTTGCACGACCAAAAGACTGAATAGCATTTTTAAGGTCGCCTACGGTTTTAATTGGGTAGCTACCATCGGGAAGTGCCTGACCTTTGTCGGCTAGGTTCTGACGTTGCTTGTCTGAGTAATCTTTTTTCTCGACTTCTGGTTCTACCGCTTTGTCATCTCCATCTTCAACGATGTTAGGGAAGTCGTTGCCGGGTGTGATTACATCAGCAGTTGAATAACCTTCGCCACCGCAAACTTCGCATACTGCGTCAGTCTGTTCTGTGCGACCAGTTCCGTTGCAACCAGCGCAAGGTCGAGAAGCAGGGTATGGGTCTTCACTGTCACGAATTACATGACTTTCGTTGTAATTAACGTCTTGCTGAATCTCTGTACCTTCTTTTGCCATCTGCGTATCAGGGATTAAAGCTTCCATTTCGAGAGTCTTGCTGATTTCGAGTTCGCCATTTACTGCTTTTGCGATTTCGACAGTTGCAGTTGGGTTTGCTGGTCGGTCAACGAGCGACACTTCTACGATTTGACCACCTACGATACGACCATTAGGAGCGTCATCTGACTTAACGATACGTGCGCCCTTAATTCCGATTGAGTAACCCTTAAGGACACCCTTTTCTACCTTCTTCATGGTGTTTGCGTCAACGACTTCCGACTTCAAATACCAGTCATCACCATCAGCGTTAAGTTCGATACCTACTCCGGCTGCGATTGAACTGTGCATTTCACGAACGTTTGCGCCAGTAGCCAACCACTGAGGCATTGCTGTCTTTAGCCAGCTCTCGTCGCAAATCTGCTGGTCAAGGTCAAGGTCGGGTCCAGTTGCCTTGCCATAAACAAACATCGAACCGTCATCGGTTGACTTAAATGTTAAGTCTCCGAAGCCTACGTAGGTAATGTCTTTTGCCATAAAAAAACTCCTCTTGTTAACTTGTTGAGATTACTGCATTTACCGTGCAACGGCAATTTGGGTGTTCAGGTGGAACTGCTTGACTATCGTTTGTTGAGTATGGACCATTCGCTTCAATGTCCAAACAATCAGGACAAGCGTCATCATACGCCACCCATTCCCATTCAGATACACCAAATTGTGAGTATTGGTCAACCGCACCTTCGTTATACGCACGGTTCGTTTCTGTAATAGCAATCATTTCGGCACGAGCAGGGTCGTTAATAAAAGCGTCAATGGTTTTACCAATGGCGGTTGCTGGTAATCCTTGAGCTATACCATCGCCAATTAAATTACCTATACGGTCAACTGTGGTTTTTTTAATACCTGTAATTGTGAGATTTATACCGTTAAGTGTTTTGCGTAGTTTGCCATCGCTAACGAGTGAAGCTGCAATAGGGTCGCCAGGCTTCCAGTTAGCCCAATCGAAACCAATAGCTGCATTTGTAAGCTGGGATACGCCGGTAGCTCCATACTTGTCTAATTGGCGAACAGCATAAGCAGAACCAACAAGACCACCATCCAAAAGCGTATTGGTAATTATCTTTTTTAATGGTCGAATGTCGAACTTGATTTTGCTAAGTACGTCTGCACCAACCTTTTTTTCAGTTGATAATGCCTGTGCAATGGCTGCATCTATGCCAGAAACGCTGTCGGCTATTGCCTTTTGAATCTGCGGTTTGTAATGTTCCTCGATTTTTAGTTTGTGTTCAATTCCGGGTAAGTCAGAAATTGAACGCTTAGTAAGCAAACCTTTTGGGTTATCGCTTATCTGCGCTTTCGTAATACTTAGAGCCCAATCGACAAGATTTTCAGGCATTGGTGAAGTTCCCTTGACAATGAAATAAGCATCGCTATTTAGTTTGTCGGCTAGTTCCTCATTGACGGTGACAAAATCGAAAGCTCTCCATTTACCAGTTTTGGTACGAGACTTAATAAACCTTGCAAATTCAAAAATCTCCTCTGCGTGAACGGACTTTTGTTCTACGACAGCTTCTGTCTGCTTACCTTTATCCCCACTTTGCGAGCTTTGCGGACTTTGGGTTTCTTCGGGCTTTTGGCTTTGTGTCTGCGTACCGACATTAACGTTCTCCTTCATTCCAACCGTTTCACCGGCTGCGTTTTGTTCTAGTAATCCATTGAGAAATTGGACTTGATTTCCAGCGACAATAAACGGTTCGTCTGCTTCTGGCATGTCGTAAAGTGGCATACCTAATTCACCACGAACATCATTCATAGTCATTTGACCTGATTCGAGTGATACCTGATAAGCCTTTGATTTAGTCTCTAAAGCGTTTACGTTGTCGTCATCGTCATCAAATGCAAACGTAATGTTTTTATCTGTGTCAAGGAATCGGCGTGAAAGAGTGTTAATTGTTTCTACGAGGAATGATTCAAGTGGCTTTTGTGAAGTAGTGAGTGCTGACTGAGCTTCGCCTTCACGTTCACCAGCACCGCCCAAGCCTGAGCGAGGGATAATTCCTAATGCCGATGGATTAACACCAAAGATTGTAGCTATACGAAGAATTAGGAAATTGTCGTAGTTTTCTTTGTAACGCTCATCAATGGTTGGAGCGAATACAGGTTTAAAACCTCTCGGCAGTACCTTCATACGGTGGCGTTCTGCGTTGGAACCAGTTATGCGGTCATTAAAAACACGCTCAAATGCAGCCAGTCGAGTTATGTCCATTTCGTCTGAATCGGTTTCCATGAAAGCCATTGGCATAGTTCCATCTTGGTATTCAGATTTCATCCACTGCTGACGTTCTAGGTAAAGCGTTGCGGAAGGTATGGATTCTTCTACGCATGAGTAACCATACGGCGACCATGTCCTGCGGTTGCGCACAAAATAAGCAAGTTGGTCACGCATGTATTCATTGTTTCTGCCGGGAGCATTAAAAAACTCTCCATCACTTTCAGGTGAAGCTTGGTATTCTCCACGAGGAAAACCCCATAAGATTTGCTGATAAGCAGGAGCAGGTGTGGCTGGAACTGCACCACGATTGTCTAAAAGAACCTTAATTGTTGGTGCGTCAATAATTTCAAAGCCAATAATGTTTTTACCTAAGTTGTAACGAGGGTAAACAGGCGTACCGTCAAAGACAAAGTGTTGCCAAAGAAACTCTGTCATCCATTCGGTAAATGAGCGACCTAATTGTGGGTATGGGTTCTCCCAAAACTCACGAAGCTTTACAATGTCCTCGTTATACTTTTCTCGAGCTATACGTGCTGCTTTGGCGTGTGAGCAATTTTGCTCTGCCATAATTTGGTTAATAGTTGAATCCTCTACCGAAAACGACCATTCAAGGCGAGTAATTTCAGCAATCTTAATTTC